ATGGGTATGTCGAAGCGGTCGCAAGTGAAACTGTGGTACCCGACGAGTTGCATGTTCTGCGTTCGGACCGGATGAGCGTGGTGCCGGGTGCCGACGGCTGGCCTGTGGCCTACGAGTATGCAGTGAGCGGTCGCAAACACCGTTTCGATGCAAGCGGTCCGCTGCAACCCATCTGCCATATCAAGAATTTCCATCCCCAGGATGATCATTACGGCTTCAGTCCGATGCAAGCGGCTGCAATGGCGGTTGACGTGCACAACTCGGCCAGTCGTTGGTCCAAGGCGCTGCTCGATAATGCTGCGCGTCCTTCGGGCGCGATCGTTTATCGCGGTGCCGAAGGGCAGGGATCAATGAACACGGACCAGTATGAGCGGTTGGTCAGCGAGATGGAAAGTCACCATCAGGGTGCGCGTAACGCGGGGCGTCCGATGCTGCTGGAAGGCGGGTTGGACTGGAAGCCGATGGGCTTTTCACCGTCGGACATGGAGTTCCAGAAAACCAAAGAAGCTGCCGCGCGTGAAATTGCACTGGCCTTCGGTGTCCCTCCGATGCTGTTGGGCATTCAAGGTGATGCGACCTATGCGAATTATCAAGAAGCGCACCGTGCATTCTACCGCCTCACGGTGCTGCCGCTGGCCACGCGGGTTACTGCAGCGCTGGCCCATTGGTTGGCCGGATACACGGGCGAACCCATTGAGATCAAGCCTGATCTGGATCAGGTGCCTGCGCTTGCAGCAGAGCGGGACGCTCAGTGGAACCGCGTCAGCAACGCAGATTTCCTGACGCAGGCTGAAAAGCGTGCGCTGTTGGGCTTGCCGGCGGTGAGCGCTGATGAGTGATCCAGGTTTTGAGAGATTCGAGTGTGCGCCGGGTTTGCGCCTGCAGGCCCATGAGCGTGTCGCGGACATACAGCACAAGAACCTGATCAGTCGCCTTGATCGCGTCGAAGAGATGATGGAGCGGCTGGAAAAGAGATTGTGGCTGACCGTCTACGGGATTGTCGCAATGATTCTTGGGCAAGGGCTGCAATCGATCCTGGCCGCCGTGCCTTAGGGCTGCGGACACAGGACAAAGAGGAGTGAAAAGATGGAAGTTACAGACAGCGGCCTGGAGCGAAAATTCGCGCGATTTGGAGATGGTCTTGAGATTCAGGAGGGCAGCGTGATCTGCGGATACGCCAGCCTGTTCGGAGATGTCGATCAGGGCAATGACATCGTTGAGAGCGGCGCCTATGCAGGCTCCCTCAAAGCGCTGGGGGCAGGCGGGTTGCGGGTCAAGATGCTTTGGCAACATGACGCAACGCAGCCGATCGGTATCTGGGACGAGGTACGAGAGGACAAAAAAGGGCTTTGGGTGAAAGGGCGTTTGCTCGACACCGTAGCAAAGGGCCGCGAGGCGATCGCCCTGATCGCAGCTGGTGCGATTGATGGACTTTCGATCGGCTATCGCACCAAGAAAGCCAGCAAGAATGCCAAGGGCCAAAGGCTCTTGACCGAACTGGAACTTTGGGAGGTGTCGCTTGTCACTTTCCCGATGCTTCCCAGTGCGCGGATTACGGCAAAGTCGGAAGATACCGAACTTGATCGTTCTTTGCGTGACATGGCGGCGGCCTTTGAAGGTGCGCGCGCTGAACTGGCGCGCCGCTGACGCGCACCTTTCGTGACGGTCACGGATAAGCCTCCGTGATCTGGACACCACAACTTGAGGACTTTGCCATGAGCAAAACCGAAGCAAAAGCGGCGGGCGGGATAGGTTTGTCCCCCGCTGAGGATGTCAGACAAGCTGTGACCGGCTTTGTCACTGATTTCAGAACATTTCAAACCGAAATTGATGCAAAACTTCAACAAACAGAAGAGCGACTGACCATGCTGGATCGAAAGACAAATACTCCGCAACGCACACCTTTGGGTGGCGCAATCGACGCTGGTGCGCCGCACCAGAAAGCGTTCAACGCATATCTGCGTTCAGGCGATGATGATGGCCTGCGCGGTCTGGAAATGGACGTCAAGTCTCTGTCCACTGCCGTCAACTCGGACGGCGGATACCTTGTCGATCCGCAGACTTCTGAAGCGGTCCAGTCTGTACTCAAGTCTTCGGCCTCCATCCGCTCGGTTGCGGCTGTTGTCAACGTTGAGGCCACGTCGTTTGATGTCCTTGTAGACCATTCTGATGTTGGCGCCGGTTGGGCCACTGAATCTGGTTCGGTCGCCGAGACAGACACGCCTCAGATCGACCGGATCACGATCCCGCTGCATGAACTGAGCGCGCTGCCCAAAGCGTCTCAGCGCCTGTTGGACGACAGCGCGTTTGATATCGAGGGCTGGTTGGCGCACCGCATAGCGGACAAATTCGCCCGCGCGGAAGCTGCAGCATTTATCTCTGGCGACGGTGTGGACAAGCCCAAGGGCATTCTGGATCACACGTCTGTGGACAATGGCATCTGGTCGTGGGGCAATATCGGCTATGTGCCAACTGGAACGGATGGCGACGTCACACCGGAATCCGTGGTCGATGTGGTCTATGCCCTAGGGGCCGAGTACCGCGCGAACGCGACCTTCGTGATGAACTCCAAGACAGCGGGTCTGATCCGAAAGCTTAAAGATGCGGATGGCCGCTTCTTGTGGTCTGACGGACTGGCGGCGGCCGAGCCCGCGCGTTTGCTCGGATATCCGGTTCTGATCGCAGAAGACATGCCTGATCCCGACGATGGTGCAGATGCGATTGCTTTTGGTGACTTTGCAGCGGGCTACACCATTGCGGAGCGCCCTGATTTGCGCGTGCTGCGTGACCCCTTCAGCGCCAAACCGCATGTTCTCTTCTATGCGACTAAGCGTGTGGGCGGGGATGTCAGTGATTTCGCGGCGATCAAGCTTTTGAAATTCGCCGTCTCTTAACGGATGCGACGATACCGGCGGTCCTTGCTCGATGAGCCGGGTGCGCCGGGCCGGGTGCGTGCCTTTTTAGGTCTGTGTTGTCTAGCTGCTCCCCTCCGACCGAGCAACACAGGCTGCACGCGCCCGGTAACCCATAAACTCGGGGATGATTTTGGAGACGTTCCATGATGTTGATCGAAGAAACGACGGTGCCGAACGCGGCGCTCCCGGTCGAAGACTTCAAAGCTCACCTCCGACTGGGTACAGGCTTTGGTCAGGACACCACGCAAGACGAAGTCCTTGCGGGATTTTTGCGCGCGGCCATTGCCGCCATCGAAGCCCGAACGGGCAAGGTGCTGATGACGCGTGCCTTTTCATGGACCCTGAGTTTTTGGCGCGATGGTTATGCCCAGGGTTTGCCTGTGGCGCCGGTGAGTGACGTTTCCCGCGTGTCGATCGTCGCGCGCGACGGTTCTGAAAGCGATGTAAGCCCTGCCAGCTATTGGCTGGAACGAGACAGCCAAAGACCCCGTTTGCGCTCTGTTGGTGCGGCCTTGCCGTCCATTCCGCACGGCGGAAGCGTTCATATACAATTCGATGCCGGGTTTGGTCCGACCTGGGCGGATGTGCCCGTCGACCTTCAGCAGGCAGTCTTTATGTTGGCCGCGCACTACTACGAATACCGGCACGAGACGACCTTGAGCGACGGTTGTATGCCTTTTGGCGTAACCAGTCTGATCGAGCGTTACCGTGCGTTGCGTATCGGTGCCGGAGGTCTGCGATGAATGCGCCTCGATTGAATCGCAAGTTGATCCTCGAAGCGCAGGACCGCCAAGGGGACGGCGCGGGTGGCTATGTGACCGTCTGGCAGCCCCTCGGGGCAATCTGGGCCGAGGTGACGGCACGCACCGGACGCGAAACCGCGCAATCGGGCGCGCCGATATCGGCAATGCGGTACCGAATTATCACCCGAAGCGCGCCATTCGGCGCGCCGGAGCGTCCCAAACCAGAACAGCGATTTCGTGAGGGGGAAAGGTATTTCCTCATTGAGGCCGTCGCCGAAGAAGACGCGGACGGCCGGTATTTGACGTGTTTTGCCACTGAGGAAACGGTCATATGAGCTATGCAATGTCCGGCGCCTTACAGGCAGCGATTTACACGAAACTGACTGGTGATCCAGCTCTCGTTGCGCTCGTTGGAAGTGATGTCTACGACGCCGTACCGACCGGAACGCTGCCCGAAACCTATGTCAGCATCGGTCGCGAACAAGTCCGCGATGCTTCGGACCAGTCTGGGAATGGTGCGCTGCACCGCTTGGAGATTTCGGTCATTACCACGCAACCCGGTTTCGCCGGAGCCAAACAAGTAGCAGCCGCGGTCTCGGACGCTCTGCACGGGGCAGATCTGCCTTTGACGCGCGGGCGTCTGGTGTTTCTGCGTTTCGAGCGCGCCGTGGCACGGCGGATTGATACAAGTTCCGCGCGCGAGATACTGCTGCGTTTTCGCGCCCGCGTGGACGAAGACCAAGCCCTTTAACACTTCACAGGAGAAAACCCATGGGTGCTCAAAACGGAAAAGACCTTTTGGTTAAGGTCGATATGACGGCCAGTGGCCAGTTTACCACTTTGGCCGGACTGCGCGCGACGCGGGTCAGCTTCAATGCTGAGACCATCGATGTGACCAGCCTCGAAAGTCAGGGTGGCTGGCGCGAGTTGCTGGCGGGCGCGGGGGTGCGGTCGGTCTCAATCAGCGGGTCTGGCGTTTTCCGGGATGCGGATACAGACGAGCGGGCCCGCCAGCTTTTCTTTGACGGTGAAGCGCCGGATTTTCAGGTTGTTATTCCTGACTTTGGTATTGTGGAAGGTCCGTTTCAGGTGACGGCTATTGAATACGGTGGAAGCCATAATGGTGAGGCAACCTATGAGTTGACACTCGCCAGTGCGGGCAACCTCACCTTTACGGCGATCTGAACATGGCAAATCCTTGGAGGGGCGATGTTGCGTTGACGCTGGATGGAGAGACGTTTGTTTTGCGGCTCACGCTGGGTGCGCTGGCCGAAT